CTGTTTGCTCTAGGAGTTGCTGCTCCTGCGTTCCATGTAAATGTTTTACCATTATGAATAGTTGCAACAAGTATTTGACCAAAGTTATCTAAAGACCATAAACCTGGATCCAGAGTCACGTTACTGGTTGCACTTTCAGTGCCCCATGTACTTGAACCCCATGTATCTGTACCCCAACCTAAACCTGCGGTTTCAAACGTCGGACCAACTATTTCATATGGATCAATTTGAGCTGAACCGGTACCAGATGTGGTTCCAGCTGAATTAGAAGGCATAGTTATTTCAAATGTATTATTTGTTCTATTTAAAACTTCAAAAGTATTACCTGTAAAATCAGTTGTTGCATAACCAGACCCTGTTGGAACCGTAACAGATGAAAATGTTATATATCTTCCATCTAATAAACCATGTGATGTTTTATTAACTGTTACTGTTGGAGATCCAGATGTAGCATCAAAATCAGCTCCTGTTATAACGTCATCATCTAAAGGACTAATGTCAAAAAATTCTCCTTCATAATATAAAAACAAACCTTGTGAAGTTCCTATTGCTACATATTTTTCACCAGCGATACTAGTAAAGGCATGTTGTGCCCTTGCTACACCTGGTAATGTATTATTAGAATTAGTAAGTTGTGACCATCCACCTATCTTTTCAGGTAGTCCATATCTAAATCTAACAAAATCGCCATCAACCCATTGAGACTCGGCCCCAGAATCAGAAACCATTTTATTAAAACCGGGTTTAAAATTAAGTTTTTGTAGCATATCTTAATATTATAGTATAATCTATGTATTTAAAAGTATAAAATTATTTATAAATAATCATATTCCACTCAAGATCTTTAATTAAATCGTCTAAATGTTGTTTTTGACTATTGCTTGATTTACAGTATTCAATAAGCTCTTGGGTATCTACTAAAATCCAACTATCTGTAGTTTCAAAAGCAATTTTGTCTGCTTTTGAATTTACAAAAATCTCTTTACCTGATTGATCATTGTCCATGGCAAACATTGGTCTAATATCAAATTTTAATAATTGATTTGAAACTTTGTGTGGGATTCCTTCGATATCCCAATGTTCTTTTTTTCTTTCTTCAGGGGATGGATATCTGATTTCTTTTAAATAATTCTCAAAGGACTCTTTTACCATTTAATATCTGTTCTATGAATTGTTTGTGACTTATTTTTTTATCGTTTAAATAATAATTTTTATAGCTAACATAATTATCTAGAACAATATTTCTTAAATTTACATTTAAAAGTTTATATTCTTTTTCAATATTTTCTTTATTAGTAAGGCCGTATTCTTTTAATAACACAATAAAATTGTGCGGATTAAATACATAATAACCTCCTTGAAAATCTTCATCAATTGGTAATCTATCTTTCCATGTTTCAAGTTTATTTAACAAAGAATCTGGCATTTTATTTTCATGATAATAGTGCAAACAAACAAAGTCTTTAATGTTTTCTACAATTAAATTAAATCTTTTATTATATAACTCTATATCTTTTGAAGAATAATTAACTAACACATGCATTAATAAAAAAGATTGTTGAATAGTCATAGCTATAGAAGATGCTTCTAAAGGTTCTATAAAATTAGAACTCAAACCCATAGCAACACAATTACCTATCCATGCTTTATCTAAAGCCCCTGCTTCAAACTTTAAATTGTTTGCAATATTAATTTTTGTTTTTAATAATTGTTCACATTCTTTTTTTGCTTCTTCTGCATTGATTTTAGTGTTATCAAATACGTATCCATTACCCCATCTTCCTTGAACAGGTATTCTCCAAAGCCAACCATGCTTTAATTTTTTAGATAGTGTGTATAAAGGATATTCATCAGTGTCTGGTGTTTGAAATGCAATAGCTTCGTTAAGAGGTAAATACTCTTTATAAGAATTCCATTTTGCTCCAAGTTTAGAAATAAGTAATTTTTTAAATCCAGTACAATCAATATAAAAATCATAAGTGTATTCTTTTTTATTTCCTCTTAACTTTTTAATATTGTTGTTTTCAACATCTATATCAATCAAATCATCTTCAATTATATTAATACCTTGAGTTTTGCATTTTTTTGTTAAAAATTTATTTAATTTAAAGGTATCAAAATGATATTGATTAGGTATATTATTTTCTATAATTTTGTTATCTAATACTTCTTTACATATGTAATTTTCATTTTTAATATCCTTTATAATAGTATGCGCATAACCAGAAAAATATTGACCAAACTTCATATTACTTATAAATCCTGTTACGCTATGAAAGTAATCTTTATCTATCCAGTCTTCAAATTTTACTCCAAATTTAAATGTAGCCCCTGTTTCCTTTATGAGCTCTTCAGGTTTAATTAAACAAAACCTCATAAAATCTCTCCAATGCTCTGTACTACTTTCACCAACACCAATAATTCCAGTTTTTGAAGATTTAATAATGTCTACTTGTAGACCTTGAAATCTAAATTTTAAAATTAAAGCAGCAGTTAATCCTGCTGTACCTCCACCTACAATTACTATTTTTTTCATTTATTTAAAAAGATTAAGTTTAAAATTAAAAGATATAGCATACTTGTTTTTATCACTATTGTTTCTATTTGTCTTATGCTTCAATTCACTTGAGAACAAAACAAACTTTCCTTTTTCAGGTTTTACTTTTTGATTTATTTCTGGAAAAATTAATTCTTGTGAATGATTGTTTAAATAAATTACTCCAGATAAGTATGCAGGATGGTCATGCTCTAAAGTTCGATGACTAAAACTTTCTTTTAAACCCCAGGCTTCTTTTAAAGAATAATTTCTTATAAATTTATTTTCATCTATCTTATCTAGTATTGGTACTAATAACTTTATAAATTCTTTATCATTACAAAAATAGTCCCAACTTGTCATAAAACCAACAACATTAGTGGTAAAATTATTTTGTGAATTTTTTATACCTTCCTCTATTCTATCGATAAAATATTTATTATTTATATTTATTTTACCAACTAAGAACATTACTTCTTTCTTTATATTAGTTATTATTTCTTTTTCTAAAATCATTTGTGGTTTACAATTTCTTTTCTTACTGCTTGTATATTAAAATGTATGAATCTAAAAGGATCTTTTCCTTGATCTAGAACAAAATAATGTTTTAAATAAGGTGGAAAAAATATAAAGGTTCCTGGTTCAGGTTTTAAGTTTATTTTTTCTGATCCTACACCAGCTATACTTTCATTTTTTAATTCTAATTTACTCATCATAGCACCTGCTCTTGGATCATAAAAGACAGGATAAGAGGTTCTTTTTGAACACTTTAAAAAATAAAAACCGGACATATGATTATTAGAATGAACATGTGCTTCATGATGTCCACCTCCTGATCTTGCAAATTCTTGTACCCAAAGTTCTGTAAAAAATAATTCATATTGTGATAAATCAAAACCCATGTGATCTAAAATATTCCATGAATTAATTCCTATGTAATCTTTTAATTCTTTAAAGTTATTATCTTCTACTAATGAATCTGATTGATGTGTTAATTGATCATCTTTTTTAATATGTAAATCACATAGTTTATTGTATTTTTTAATCCATTCTTTTTTTAAACTTGTATAAATAGGAGTTTGAAAATAATGATTAATTTTAAATTCCATCATATAAGTAACTCTCCATCATTATGGCCAATCTTACCTTTCGGTAAAATATTAACTGCGATAGAATACCTATCCTTGTCTGTATTGTTAGAGCCTATTGCATGAGATAAATTTGCAGGAAAAATAATTAAATCTCCTTTTTCAATAAACACAGTCCAATAGGGAGCATTAAAATTATTATATTCAGTTACATCTATTTCCCAGTGAGTATAACGCATATCTTGAAATATAATTTTATATTTATCTTCTGGCAAACCATGTGGGTAATAACATGCACTTAACCAGTAATTTTTATGGTAATGAAATTTTGTATTAACACCAGGTTTTGTTAAAGTACCCCAAGAGTTTACAATTTCATGATTTACATTAAATCCAAATACTTCTTTGATAGCTTTTTCAATATGTTTATTTAATTCTTTTTCTAATAACTTACCTGTTTTCATATTTTTTAATAACTTAATATTTTTGGTTATCTGTACTTTTGTTTCATGATTATTATTTACAATTTTAAAATCAGCTTTTTTAAGATCAGATAAAATTTTTTCATGATTAACATTTATATTCTTTATAAGAACAAACCTTTGTGTAAATATATCTTGAACTAACATATTAAAAATAATTAATATTCATATTAATTCTAGCTTTTGTGTCAGTAGTGCTTGTACTTTGATGAGGTTTAGAAGGATCAAAAAGTAAAATTCTATTTTCTTTAGAATCTATTTGTATTTTATTTTCTAAAATAGTCTTTCCATTATTTGTATTAAAGTAAAAAATAGCTCCTTTATGTTTATATTCATAATCTTTATGAGGTCTATGTATTATTAATTTTTCAGTTCTGGGATAAAGATTTAATTTAATTCTTATTAAAGCTTTATATTTAATAAAATCTAAAATAGGTGAAATAATTTCAAACAAACTGCTATTAATTTTTTTATCAAAAATTAAATGACTAAAGTAAGAATTTTTATCTTCTTTGTATTCTTTATGGGTTTTTGGAAATTCAACACTTTCTTGAAAAAACCAAGGAGTATTATCTGAAATAATTTTTTCTTGCATTCTTTTAAAAGTATTAATATCTAACAAATTATCTGTAACTTTATATCTCATACAAATGTAAAAACAATAACTATTCTTTTTCCTTTTTCAGGCATCTGCATGTAATGCGGACAGTCTTCAAACATAAAACCTCTATATTTTTTAGGATTTACTTTTTTAATTAATTTGTTTTTGTCTTTAGATAATAAAAAAGTAGGAGCATTTTTATTATCAGTTAAGTAAACTAGTAACTGCTTATGAAAAAAATCATGATCATTGTGTATCAAACTTTTATTTGTGCCTACATTAAAAGTAAAATTAACAGCTATTCTTAAAATTTCTTTGTATTTTATTTTATTTTTTTTACAAAAAGAATTTAAGATATCTACAAAATGCTCGCCTAATGATGAATTAAAAAAAGGTTCATTTTTTGATCTTAACTCAGGTCTTTTAACAACAGTATGACATAAAAAACCAGTATCATCTGGAGAACCATCTTCATTGTAACATTGATTTTCATTCCAATAATAAGGAAAATTTGAATTCAAAATACCTTTTTTAATAAAATGTAAATTTTTCTTAGATAAAAATTTATCGTCTACTATTGTTTTCATAACCTTAAACTTATTGCATCTCCTTGATTTATATCACCAGTAATAAATGTGTTAAAAGACAAACTTATCCTTGTTACGTTTTCTTTTACAACTGGTACGGAATGTTCTAAATAAGATGGAAATAAAATTAATTTTCCAGGTTCAACAGGTACATCCCATGAGTTAGAATTAAAATAATTAAATCTGTAAGGTTCAATTTCAAAATTATTTTGAGGTTTTTTATGAAAAGAAATTAAATCTTGTTTAGCTGTATTAAAATAAAAAACTCCACTTATAAAACTATTTGGATGATAATGTTTGTGATGTCTTTCACCTTTTTTTGTAAAATTTAACCAAGACTCTGTAGTATAAATTCCTATTTTATGTTTTGAACATATAACAGTTTCTAAATATTCTTTAAGACATAAAGTTACAAATTCCCTTAATTCATTAAAACCATCATTTGCAAAAACAAATTTATTTTTAGAAATTTTGTTAAAAATATTGTTATTTAATTTACTTTTTTCTTTTCTTAAAACTTCTTTTTCTTTTTTAGAAAACGGTCTGTTTAAATTAAATTGATAGATAGGTTCAGGAAATACTCCCATTAAATTTTTCATTACCATACCCAAGATACGAAAGTATATCTCGTTCCTTTAGTTACAGGCTCAACTTTATGTGGATAAAGAAAAGTAGATGGAAACATTAAAAAATCACCTGTTTTTAATTTTATTTCTTTATCTTTAAACATTATAAATTTACCACCTATATAATTTTCATTTAAGTTCCCAACAATAGATAAAGTTGGAATTCCTTTTCTCTCACCATCAAACATTGAATTAATGCAATCCCAATGATGAGCCATTTTTTTATTTTTTTGATATCTATTAAATCTTAATTGAGTGTAGCCATTCCAACCTGGAAGCCATGAAAAATTTAAATCTTTATAATAATATATATGTAATGTATCCCATATTTTTTTCATTATATTATCATAATGAATAAACTGATCATTTCCCCAACAAGTGTCTAATTCATTTTTTCCACTTAACTTAACACCTTCTTTTTTATGAAAGTTATAAAATCTATGTTCAGACCAAGTCTTAGTTTTTAAATCTTTAACAATTTCAGAACAAGTTTTTTTATCTAAAACATTATAGACTTTGATATAACTTTCTAAATCTTTCTTCATAAACTATAGAAAGATATATACTAATGAACCTATAAAATCAATAATTAAGAAGTATAAGGGGTAGAAATCCACTGTTGATTTTCTTCATCCCACTGAAAATAACATGGATTATTTTCATCAAATGTAGGTTTTGGTATAGGCGGTATCCATGAACAAGTTTCTTCATCTAGTGACCAGGAATCATATACTTTAGGCCCAATAAAAGCGTCCCTATTAGGATCATATGTTCCACCTACTTTTGCATAATTTTTTCTAAAAGGTGTTCCTCCAGCTGTATGAGTATTTGCAACAGTATTATAAGATGTTTGTTTCCAATTAGCAGTGGGTTCGTTGTATAAATTTCTTAAAAACTCAACTCCTAGAGATTCTTGTTCTACTCCATTTTGATCAGTTAACAAATCATCGCTTACAACAATAACTTGAGTTACTTGATTACTTTCATTAATTTTTGCAAAGTGTGCCATTAAGCTGTATAACTCCCATTACCAGTAAATCTTAATATTGTATCTGTTCCACTAGTAGAAACCTGTGGACTCCCAGTCGTAGTTCCGCTGTATCTTGCGGTTGGTACTCGAATTATACAAACACCTGATCCTCCTGTTTTACCAGAGTTTCCACATGGATGTAATCCTCCACCGCCTCCGCCAGTATTCGCAGCTCCGTTTTGAGCTCCACCGTTATTTTGATCAAACCAATTTCCATTACCGTTACCACCGCCACCTTGACCACCTTGAGCTTGTGTAGCAGGAGATGCGTGAGGAGAAGTGTTAGTTCCTCCAGCTCCTCCACCTGCGTAGTAAGTTGCTGTGCCAGTAATATCACTTTGTGCACCGTCTCCACCATAACCACCAATAGCAGGATCAACTCCACCTTGAGGTGCTCCGTCAGTGTTTCCGACTTCACCTTTACCGCCGCCACCTCCAGAAGAAGCATTACCAAATGTAGGCCCAGAACCTCCACCGTTATTTCCTTCTCCAGAAGTTCCAGCTCCACCTCCGCCGCCACCGTTATCAGCTCCAGCTCCTCCGCCAGATCCTCCAGAAGCACCAGCTTTACGGTTCCAGTTTCCACCGCCACCGCCGCCTGTGCATGATACGCTTACTCCAGTTCCAGATACTTGAGAACCACTACCATTATCTCCAAAGTCTCCATATCCACTAGATCCTCCGCCGCCACCGCCGACAGTTACAGTGTAAACGTCACCTACTTGAAGTGTTTCCGATGTATTATCTCTCATACCACCAGCTCCGCCGCCACCGCCTCCAGTGCCGCCTCCGCCAGCTACGACTAAAATTCTTCCTGTGTATTCAGTAATTTGAGCACCTTTAAAATTTCCCATAGAAATTTGTCCACTAGATGGAATTGGAGCAGCAGGACTTCCGCCTTGTGTTCCAGATGGAACATTCGGGCCTCCAGCATAATATTCAGAAAGTGAAATAGGATTAGATCCACCAAACTCAGTTTGAATGTCTGACATGTCCATGTTAGTGCTAGGTACTGGCATTATTTTTTCTCCTTAGTTAATTTTTCTACCTTATCAGATAATACTTTAACTGCTTCAATTAATAAACATGTTAGTCTATCATATTTTACAGCTTTAATACCATCTTTTCTTTGAGCAACAGCTTCAGGTAAAACTTTTTCTACCTCTTGAGCTATTACTCCAACATCTTTTTTTCTAACAAAATAACCATCTTCGCCACCTTGTTTATTAATCCATGAATCTTTCCAATTAAATAAAACACCATTTAATTTTTTTAAGGATTCTAATGGGTTTTCAATATTTTTTATATCTTCTTTCAATGCAACATCAGAAGAATAAAATGCAGTTATATCATCTGTAGCACGGATTTGTCCAGTGGTTCCTGAAGGCGCGGTGCCTACTCCTATTGAATCTGCTTGTACATCATTATCAGCAGTTAGTGTTCCTGTAATATCTACATTTCCTGTAGTATTTATATTACCTGTATTATTAATATTACCTGTAATAATAATATTTCCTGTTCCTGTAATATCATTTGAATTAATATCTAAATCTCCACTTAACTGAGGAGAAATATCTGAAGAAATTTCTGTAAAAGCGGTGTCTACAACGTTGGTGCCATCAGAGTAAATCATTTTAGTACCTTTGTCCGTTGCTGCCCAAGTTACTCCAGTTCCTGAAGTAGTTTTGAATGTTACTGTGTGAGCACCACTAGTTGCGTTTTCAACTATAAAAGTTTTTTCTATGCTATCAGGAATTACTACATTTTTATTTCCAGTAATAGTTCCCGTTAATTTTAATACTTGATTTTTACCATTAGACAAAGCTCCATTTGAAAAAGTTAAAGTTGCTGCTGCAGTAATTCCAACTGCATCATAACCACCAATTGCTTGCTCAAGAATAAGTAAGTTAGTATTGGTAATCTGTCCCCAAGTTCCTGAATTTTCTCCAGTAGTTTGTACAGTTAATTTTAAATTTGCTGATGTAGTATTAGCCATATTTTAGATTCCTTAAATTATATTATAATATTTCATTTATGCAGCAGTGTCAACTTCCGTCCATGGTTGAATTGTTCCTGTATTTACTTCTGTCCAGACTATGGTTTTTTGTTCTCCCAAAGCCATTGTCATTGAGATTCCAGTCAGTCTAGCGACAGAATCTGTTGCATCTGCCTGACCTTCTTGCATAGTTAATTCTTGACCAGTTAACTCTACATCAATACTTACTGTTAAAGCAGCAGTTCCAAGATTTGCTGTAAAACCTATTCCAGTTACAGAGACATTTGCATCTGCAGTAACAGTTGGAGCATTTTCTTGCATAGTCATTTCTTGACCAGTAACTACTACATCTGCATTAGCAGCTACACTAAGATTACCTTCTGCAATACTTAATAGTTCTCCAGTTAAAGATACTTGACCTGTTCCAGTTGCAGCTAA